GACAACTCTCTGAATACGATTGAAATTTGGTCTAGGGTATCCCGGTCTGATTGGTGGATAGGTGATTTGCTGAAAGGCTTCTTCTGGAAGCTGTGAATATTCAATGCCAACATTGTTATCAGCTATTTTTTGTTGGAGATTTTGTGTTCTCCATGGTGTTTCTGTTTTAAGAAACTTTACATTATCAATCCCAGATAGCATAAATGGGAGTGGAGATTCTACGTATAGCGTTTCTTTCTCAGCGAGAGCTTTGATGAGCGGTCTTTCATATAAGTGATCCCCAATGCCGTGCAAGCTCTTGATTATCTTCATGTTTTAATCTTTATTTTATGCTTTGATCCAACTTTAGGACCAGACCTACTTCTCAATATACCTCGTTTCCATCCTTCTGGAATTGTTTCTATTGCTAATATTTGTTTATTATTGATACCATTGTTTATAGTTATTTTCTTAGGTTGTTTTACTCGTTGTTTTAATCCAGAATGAACATCTGCCCAATATTGAGTAAGCATATTACTTTTCCATTCTGGTGTACATACAAGATAGGATTTTTTCTGAACTTCTTTCCAAGCTTGTTCTCTTTTAGGTGTTTTAATTTTTGCTATTCGAGATAAATGCCCAGATTTTACATTCCTTGGGCCTTGTATTTTTCCTCCTAGAGAGCAAGATTTTCTTCTAAGTTCATCATTAAAAAAGCAACCAAGTTTTTCTGATCGCATAACTTCAACAGCAAGAGCAGAATACCTAAGTCTATCCTCCATTGGCATATTTTTTCCAATATTTGACATATGACCATTTTCAGCATTAATCTTTCCCTGTCTCTGCCCAACCATAGAAAGAATTAAGCGTGTAATTTCTTCACATGATATTGATCCTGAGAGAGCTTTCCACGCAATATAATCTTCCTTTTTACCAAAAGTTTCCCATAATTTCCTATGAGCTTCCGCGTGTTCTTCAATAGTCAATCGAATTAAATTAGAAGGATCGTTAGTACCTCCCATATGTTTTGGTATAATGTGATGTTTGTGTTTAAATATTTGCAAAACTATACTCCTGCATGATATACGCAGGAGTATTTAATGATTATCTATTTGTGGGAATTTCTTTAATCAAAATTCCAGCCTCTTGTAAAAGTTGAAATCCAATTTCTGTGCTATAATTTATGCCATTTCCCTTTCCGGGGAATGGTATATCGGTAGTAATAATTTCCTTGATGCCAGCTTGAATAATTCCTTTTGCACACTCTTCACAAGGTGAACCGGCCCAATTTAAATATAAACGACAACCTTTAAGTGATACTCCAACTCTCGCTGCATTAAAAATTGAATTTAATTCAGAGTGAACAATCATTTTGTACTTTAGAGGTCGTTCCCATCGTTTAGGATCAGTTTCATCAATACCACGAGGAAAACCATTAAAACCGCTAGATTTTATAACATTGTCATCATCGACAACAACACAGCCTACCTTCGTTGAAGGGTCTTTACTTTTTGATGCCTGTAAATGGGCATTTTCCAAAAAGAACCTATCCCATGAACTTATCTGATTGCTCATACTTTATTATCACTTTTGTCAATTACATTTTGAGTTTTTGTATCATAGAAACCTATCCCATTCTTTAAAAGTTCGTTAACCGCACCTGTTAAAGACACATTGAATATTCCAACACGCTTTTTGTAAGCACTTAAAATAAAGATTGCTTGCTCTTTCAATTTAACATCTATTGCTTCTGACATTTGCATTCCTTTTCACTATCATCATTTTTGATTCCCGTCAAACAGAAAAATGCCAATAGGAACCACCATCCACTGTATCCCTTTTCAAACACTACAAAACCAGTTGAAAATATAACGGCAAAATTATAGATACAGATGATAAGAATCGTCAGTGCTTCACCAATTGAAACTTGTTTCATAGAGACCTCAAATATTTTTCAAAAGTTTTGTTACTCAAACAACTTTCTGATCTTTTTTCTCTAATCAGAGTAATAGCATCAGATGGAGTCATTCCATCTTGAATGAGGACTATTGCAGCAATGAATGCAGAGCGATTAATACCCATATGACAATGAATTAAAATTGGTTTATGAATTCTAACCGAACTAATCCAATCAACAATTACACCAATCTGAGTAAGGTCTGGTATTTTATCAGTGTCAGCAAAGTAGCTTTTCAATGTGGTGACATCTGAATTAAAACGATACGATTCTCTAATAAGAGATACCACATAACCAAACTTTTCTGGTAGATTGGAGTCAGACCATCCACCGATGTACAAATTGTGTGCAATTTCGGTTATTAAATCCATCGGTTTGATTAAGTAAATTTCGCTCATGAACTCAATAGATACTTTTCAAAAGTCGCATTACTCAAACAGACTTCACTACGCTGAGAGCGAAGCAGGTTAATAGCTTCGTTTGCAGTCATACCATCCTTCATGAGAGCTAGACAAACAATCAACCCGGAACGATTCAGACCCGCCTGACAATGGACGAGTGTTGGTGCGATTTTGCTGACAGCAGCCACATAATCAGCTAGAGCATGAAGCTGGATCAGGTTAGGCATCGCTGCTGCATCGTAAAGCCAATTGTAAGAGACATTGACATTGTTGTTCTTGGAAGAAACTTTGTACTTTTCCCAAGGATAGGCCGACACAACAAACTTAATGATATCAGGTAGTTGCGCTCCATCTTTACAACCACCCGAATACAAATTTCCCTTGATGTGAGAAATCAGAGGAATAGGTTCGATTCTTCGTCCGGTATGGGTATATCCCTCAATTCTGTGATGTTCAAGATCAGCAAAAAGTGGTTGATTGTCTTTTAGTGCTTGCATTCGATTATTCTCTTCTTCAGTGCGTTTCATATATCTGTCTTGTTTGTAACTAGTGGCAACTCAATCTGACCACCTTCGTATGTGCCATCAGGATGATGGATTTTAACATCACAATAAATTATAGGTTCCTTTGGCGTTCCATCTATACCACAGACATAATAGCTTAAATCCTTTCTGAATGGAAGTTTTATGGTTCCAATATCACCATGCGGCCAAATGAAATCAACAAATGTTGTTTCCTTTACACCATAGCTTAGATCAAGATCGAGTGGACCAAGATGATCTTTTGGTAGAAAACACATGATCGAAACTGCAATTATTACAACTATAGCAAAAATAGCACTAAATTTCATCGCATTCTTTTCTTCTGTTGTCATGTTCATCCCTATTCAAAATATCTGAGCATCCAAAGGTCTCGAATACAATCATCTACAGGATCGTGTTCTTTTAAACCATCTGGCATTAGTGGAATTGTATCACAATACCCATTGTCTGATCCGGTGAGTATATCGACGGCTGTTCTTACATCTCTCTTACGATGGTATGGATAGAGTTCTGGTAGTCCGAGTTCAAAAGCAATATCAGACAGAACAGAAGATTCAAGATCACCACGACACCAATACACAGCCTTATTAGGCGTCATACAGTTCAATTTGATGAACTGTTGGATGGCCTTGTATCCATCAACTAAAGAAACGTCTGACGGGCTTGGTAGAAGCTGAGAGCGTTGTACTTCAATCGACTGGTTGCGCCACCAATTCAATGTATCGGATGAGATATGTCTATTGGTCTGAGAATTTGATTTGAATTTTACAAAGAGACTTCTTTCTTTTAAATCTTCTGCTGTAAAATCTTTGGATAGATCGACAGCAATAATTCCACAAGATAGAACTACAGCATTAGGTCTTAGTGAGAGTGTTTCTAGATCAAGGATGAAATCATTCATTTTAGGTTCGCATAATGTGGTGTATATTGATATTTAAAGCACATTTCCATCGGGAATGACGAGTGTTTTAAACCTCAGTAGATAGAGATGCGACTTGAAATATGCGTTCAATTCTGCGTCAGTGAAAATGACATGTGCTGTCGGTGAATATTTATTTCTGAAATCCAGACACTGAGCATAGTTCATCTTGGAAATTGATTCTTTCATTTCAGCAGTGATATCGTTCATGACGCTAGACGAAATTTTGAGAGATGGAGAAGCATAGATTTATTGTTGGTAGATTCTGGTGTGGTTTCATTTGGATCAAGAATAAAACCAACAGCTGTAATTTGACCACCATTACATTCTTTAGATTCAGTAAAATGTTTGGTTGGAATTTCAGTTCCTTCTACTGCATACTTATTCAACCTAGCACATACATGAATGGATGTCTTCAGATCATCTTGTGGTTGTGATTTTCCAGTTTCCAATAGGATGATATGCATGTCCTTTTCGGCTGCAGCCCACCCTTGAACGACATGAGCAGCCTGAACAGCACGATTGGCTGGTGCAAGCCATGAATGGACTAGGATATAAATTTTGTTCATGTGAGTTTGTTTACTTCTTTCTCAATTTCAGAAATTACATAAGAGAAAAATTCTGTTGGAGTGGTCTCATAAAAGTTCAGATAATTTCCACACAATCCATTGAACTGGGTAAATGTTCTCTTTGTTACGTTTTTCCCAACATTCCTTCTAACATCACCATCGCCTAATTCAGGATAGTAGTGTAACATATCATATACTATTATCCTGACTGATTCTGGTGTAAACAATCTAGTTTTCATATTAGATTTGTGAAGCAACAAGAGAGCGAATCTGCATCAGACTTTGATCAACCAACAGGCGACCATTTTCAAACACAGTCTGCATCATGTAATCACCGCCTTCCAGAGGCTTAGATAGATCGTGAACAACCAGCTTACCATCAGTGGTCCACATCCTCACAGTCTCGATTCTACCGCGCTTGGAACGCTTTCCTAAATCAGTGATAGGGTCTTTATAGACATCAACCCATTCACCATTGATCTTGGCTGCAGAACATTTCATGGCAAACTTCATGGTGTCACGATTGAGCTTCTGAAGCATTCCACCACCAGAACCAAATGCAATGTTATCAGCACTAAACCCCCAATCACTCAACTCCCAAAGAATCTCATCAACGATGGTATGACCATCAATTCCATCACCCTGAATCAGACGAACGTTGTTGAAGACTTTGTAGCCTTTGGCATTGATAGTAGAGCCAAACTTTTCATCAATAATATTTGCGAGCTTCAAAATTGTGGGGACAATCTCACCAGAATCTGGACGAATGACAAGCGTTCCACCAGCTGCAATCACTTCATCCTTGAGAACACCACCCCACCCGTTTCTGGTTGCATTGAAAACATCGAACGAATCAGAGACACAAGCATAAATTTTCCCGTCTCCGCCAAACAATTTGATCATATTTCGATAGGCATCAAACTCTCGTTCCTTCCCCCATGACGTGATGGTGCTATGTTCGGAAGCTGGAATACTGAAACCAGCCATTTCTTCACCATAATATTTGTAGGCACCAAGAAGAGCAGACATTGTGTCAGTTCCCTTAAATCCGGTTGCCAAATGAGCAAGTCCACCGACTTCAGCACTTTCTTCAGAAGAAACACCTCTTGCACCAAAATCATGCAATTTAAAGTCAAGACCAGAAACATCACCAGTCTGTTCAAGATAACGTTTGATAACCTTTCGGATTTCCATGGACTTTGTTGCGACGGTTGTTGGATACCAAACACCACGAAGAATCGCAGTCTCGGCAAATGATGTCAGCCAATAACACTTTGGGTCAGTGTTGACAATAGTAACCAAAGGAAGTCCAACAGGAAGAACAGACCCTTCTGGAACCGCCTTGATGAGAAGAGGAAGCTTACCACCATGTTCCTTGAGGATGTACATCCATCCATCACCATTGAATGGTACACCATGGGCCTTGCACACAATCTGCGCTTCCACAATGTCTGAAATTGTGATCGGCTTGGTCAGATACTTCTTGATGAACATTTGAAGACCAAAGAACAGAGAATGAGGATATTCTCCACCACGAGATTCGATATAGCTATAGACATACTCAGTTCCGGGTGGGTACTGAAGCCACTGGCTGTGTTTGTAACTATCTGTATTCAGTAAGAAATTTGTCTGTGTCATGAGTCTATCTCCATTTTAAAATTAAAAGTGCAGTCTATCCGCACTGTAAGTTTACATCAAAGGTTAGTTATATGTCAAATGTGGGTCAGCTACTCTATCGCCATCAACATAAAAGTTTTCATTCATTTCATGCAGAACTGCATCCTTGATAGCTTTGTAAGCAAGCCTTAAAATTTCGTATGTGCCTTTATCGGTATCAATTAGATGCCATCTGCAACGTTGTTCTTCCAATATTCCAGTGTTTGCGTCAGGCGCTTTAAAAACTACCTGAAGAAAATACATATACCTCTTTTCGAGTGTTTTATCCTGCCATGAACGAGGTTCAAGTTTTTCATGGTGAACACGGAATTCCCAGTCAAGATATTTGACTCTTTTGAGAATGGCTTCGATTTGTGGTTTGGATAACATGGCTTAAAATCCGTAACGTTCGGCAATAGGAACCCAATAGTTCAAAATTGAAAAATGATCCTCAAATAGTTTGTCACTCATTGTATGTAATTTACTGATTGGAATCCATTTTGCTTTTTCAGCATCATCAGACCCACGAACCTTTGGAAGTTCGTGTTCATCATCCAGAATGATCAATCCAGTTGTGGTAATCGTTCGACCACGAAGAGACCTATTTGGATGATCAAATGTCTTGGTTTCCCTAATCACTAGCTTATCTTCTCGGACCTTGATTCTGGTCTCTTCCAGAAGCTCTCTAAGGATGCCATTGTTGATTCGCTCATCAACGTTCAGGAAACCTCCCGGAAGGGCTAGAAGTCCCTTTCCGGGACTCGCACGACGCTTTACGACAAGGAAATGAGACTTACAGAACACAACAGCATCCACAGTCTGGAAAATTGGTGGATAAGGAAGCCCGATATAAGGCTTTTTGTAGTTTACGTTCTGCTCATATTCCTCACGCAGTGCAACATACTCATCCGTCTTGACAAACTTCATCAAGAAGTTAAATACATGCTTCGGAACATTCCATGCGTAATATTCATCATCTTTTAGGGTGAACAACTGTTCACGAATTGTTGTGGCATCCAAAGGATGTTCAGAATTGGCTTCGACATAGTCATACTGTGGAAATTTATCCAAATACCAGCTGGAAGCATCCTTGTGATACCCGACGATCACAACGTCTTTGGTAAAAGTTCTGACATGCAAAGGGTGTGGGTCGTTTTCATCAATATCAGAAATTGCTTCATCAACATTATAGGAAACCTCAGAAATCCACTGAGAGTCGTTATACATGTAGTCAGTCACACCATA